ATCCAGGAGCACTTTTAATCTCTGGTGGCCACCTACAACTCTACCAGTGGTCTTGTTCCAGATGACTGGTTCAACATAACCAAACTGCTCAATGGAGCGCTTGAGTTTATCGTATTCCGCATCCCCAGGTTTTAAATCCTTACGCGGATTATAATCAGCGGGGAGCAAGAGCTTAGTTTTTAGTTTTTCAATCTTCATATCTTTCCGCCGCCTTTCTTAGGTTTAAATTGAAATCCACGTTCTCCCATGGGAAGAGCGAGGAATTGAAGTGGCCATAGGTTGCTGTGTCTGAATAAATTGCATTTCTGAGGCGCAGCTTTTCAATGATGGCCGCTGGTCTCAAGTTAAAGATCTCTTTTACCAGTTCGCTTAAATCTTCATCACTGATTTTTCCCGTACTAAAGGATGTCACATTAACTGCCACAGGGTTTGCTTTACCTATGGCATAAGAAATAGCGACCTCGCATTTATCAGCAAGCCCGCTCCAAACAATATTTTTAGCAATGTACCTGGCCATATATGCACCGCTTCTATCAACCTTAGTTGGGTCCTTTCCGCAGAGTGCGCCGCCGCCATGAGAAGCCAGACCACCATAGGTGTCGACCATGATCTTTCTTCCAGTAAGTCCAGTGTCAGCAGCAGGACCACCCTCAACAAATCTGCCTGAAGGATTGATGAGAATTTCCGTTTCATCATCTAAGGGAAAGTCCTCAAAGCACTGCCAGAGGACGTTGTTTAAGATATCTGATTCTAGCTGCTTTTGGGATTTATCTTCGTGGTGCTGCACAGAAACTACTACAGTCCTAACTCGCATAGGTTTATCCCCATCATACTCAACAGTAACCTGTGCTTTGCCATCGGGGAGGATACCCTTGATGATTTTTCCCTTGCGACATTCATCAATACGCTTTACGATTCTATGAGATAACAGTAAAGGTAGAGGCAACAGTTCACGGGTTTCGTTGGTAGCATATCCATATACAGTGCCTTGATCACCAGCACCGATGGAACCGTAAGGATCAATAATTCCATTTCTTGCTTCAAGCGCCGTATCTACACCAGAGGCAATATCTACACCAGAGGCAATATCTACACTTTGATGATGTACAAACACAAATACTGTAAATCTCCAAGGACTGTATCCTACCTCACGAAGTACATTTTTGACGATAAGGCGGATGTTTATTTTTTCGCTGCAGGTGATCTCGCCCGCCACGATGATTTTCCCTTTAGTAGCCATGACCTCACAGGCCACACGTGAAGCTTTGTCTCTACGAAGACAAGCATCTAAAATGCTGTCAGCGATTAAATCAGAAAGCTTATCAGGATGTCCCTTGCAGACACTTTCTGCGGTTCTATAGTTTTTACTCATATCATTATCTCCCATCTATTTTATTTGCCCCTTCGAGCAGAAAGAAGTCTTTCCATCACATCATCCTGAGGATTTGCTCCTTTGTAATCGCCAGTACAGTTTTCTTTTACGATCTGGAATATCTCAAACCACAGACGATTTGTCTGGTTCATGTAGTTCTGGCCCATGGATACATAAGGACTTTGAATGGCGTTTCCAGTAGTGGGATGCTTAGCAAGAAAACCATATTCAGTAATAGCTTCTTCACACTGAATCCACCTGGCAACACTCATGGCATATCTTTCAAGGAGCTGTGGAGAAACCAGAGCAGCACAGCCACGCTTATCCAGCCACTGCCATGTGGCTTTATATATTTCACCTGCCACCAGAGCCTTACCATCTTTTTGTATGGCTTCTAGCATTTTATTTGGTTCCGGCATTTCTTGTCCCTCAAGATCTGCCGTATCGGAAAACTCCATCACAGTCAGTTTCCTGCCACCAAGATTGACTTCGGCTATTTTATCAGCCAGAGGTTTCTTTTTTGCCCCTGCACCAACACGGGCGCCACCTCTGTTCGTACCGTCTTTTGCCAATGATCACACCTCCTTTACATAGTGGGGGCTATACCCCCGTTTGAATCTGCGTTTTTTAACACGACACCCCAGCCCGCTGTCCGAATTGAAAAGTTGTAGGGATTTTACCTCCCCCAGCGGTCACCACTCTCAGCAGTGATCTTTGAGTGACATGACTTGCAAAGGGCCATCAGGTTACTTGTTTCATTGCCGCCGCCTTTGGAGAGAGGGAGGATGTGGTGGACTTCTTCAGCAGCTTTAATCCTTCCGTTCTTATCACACTCCTCACACAGAGGATGGGCTTTGATGTAGCGGTCCCTGATCCGCTTCCAGGACCTGCCGTAGCGCTTGTTGGACGCAGGGTCTCGTTGGTACTGGTTGTAGCGTTTTGTCACCACCTTCTTATGCTCAGCGCAGTATTGCTCGCTGTCTGCAAGCCGACTGCAGCCTGGGTAAGCACAAGGACGCATAGGTTTGTATGGCATGGGTTCACCTCCTTTTGGGCATAAGAAAAGCCCTCGTGGGGTGGTCCCAAGAAGGCTTGTTTACATTGTGGCTCACTTTATATATAAGCACACATCGTAGGTATCATTCTATGTTATTTAGTATCCATCTAGTCAAAGATACCAGTTTTTAATAGGATTTCTTTGTGGGGCTTACATTCCTTGCAGACATAATGTCTGTCCCTGAGATAGTTTAAGGATCTTACTTCATCACCACAGAAGCGGCAGTGAGGGAAGTAGTAGGTCATCCTTCCAGCTTTTGAGATTCTGATGTTGTCTTCTTTAGCTTCACGGTAGCTCATTTTTAGTAACCTCCATTTTACATATAATCACATGCGGTGGGTATCATTCTATGGTTTTAGGTATCCTGGTTTAAAATCTTACTGCAAACTTCCAAGGCGGCGTTATGCATTTTGTAGAGATGGTGGATGGTGTAGCACATATCCACTGCGATTTTTTCCCAGGTTAGAAAACAAAGGTAGCGCTTCTCAAGAAGCGTCTGGTACTCAGAGTTTTCTATGGACTTGATGATGGTCATGATTTCACGTTTCGAATCTACAAGACTAATGATGTCCTGATTGATTTCTTCCTGCAGGTCGATGATTCTGGCAATCACATCAGCCATTGTTGATGTTGAGCGGTTCGGATTTCTTGGCATTGCACTCAAAGTGGTCGTGGCTCTTGTGGCCAGTGCATTTAAAGATTCCAATTGCTCAAACTTACTACGGATTCGATGGTCAATGCGATAAGCTTTTGAGAAGTACTCTCTTGCGTTTTGTTTATTCATATCAGCCCTCCGAATATTTTAGATTTCACTCGGATTGGCGAGGATTGTCATAGGTTGTCTTAGATTTTCAGATCTGCCTTTACGGCATTGATGAGTGCAGCTTGGGTGCTGTTCTTTTCTCTTAGTGCTTTAAGAATACGTCCATCGATGGTGTCTTTGGTAATGATGTGTTGAACAACAACGGTATTTTCTGTTTGCCCTTGTCTCCATAGACGGGCATTGGTTTGCTGGTAAAGTTCCAAGCTCCAGGTCAGACCAAACCAAATGAGAGTGGAGCCGCCTTGTTGAAGGTTCAGGCCATGTCCTGCAGAAGCGGGGTGTATTAAAGCTACTGGTAATTCACCGTTGTTCCAGCTCCTTATGCTTTCAGAAGAATCAAGGCGAGAGAACTTTATTTTATTGTGCTGCAGCCTTTCTGTGATGCGCTCAAGGTCATGCCTAAACCAATAGGCAACCAGGGCGGGTTTTCCATTAGCAGCTTCAATGAGATCTTCTAATGCATCAAGCTTTCTGTCATGGATCCGTATAATCTCTTGGGTATCGGAGTAGACAGCTCCGTTTGCCATTTGAGATAGTTTGCCTGAAAGAGAAGCAGCATTAGCTGCGGTGATATCTCCACCGGGAAGCTGAAGGACCAGATCACGTTTTAATTCCTCATAGCGTTTTTTCTCAGGCTCTGAGAGCTTTACTGGATACTCGGAACTAATGAGTTCTGGCATCTTTAAATGGTCAGTGGATTTCATGGATATGGTAATGTCGGAAATCTGTCGGTAGATGGCATCTTCTGCAAAGGGTAGAGGCTTGTAACTAAAGATGATCTGGCCATTTCGCTTATCTGGAATAAAGTAGTCGTCTCGATACTT